CTCTAACTCGAAAGTGTAACCGTTACCCATCGAGCTGAATTTCTCCAGCATAACCCAACGCCCTTCGACGTGGGTATAGGGGCTACGTAGCGCTGATAAAGCGTCGTGCCACCGTGATGGGAGTACGAATTTGACAAGATTCGTACAGACGGTATCGCTGGCGTTAGTGAGATCGATCGTCGCAAAATGGCCTCGGATAGAGGCCTCACAAGCAACCCGCTTGTGAATAGATTGCGCGTTCAGTAGGTCAAGACCTACACGGTGCAAGCGTTCCTTCATCAACTTACCATAGGCAAGCTGGTAGAAGACGTTGATACTAGGCTCCACGGCAATGCCGCGGTCTTTAGTACAGTCTTTGGGAACCGTTGTGAAGCGGTTCCCTCGGACAAACACCGGATCTCTCGCGTCGCTTGCGCAGGCTTTCGCCCACGCAGTGCCGGTCCATGGAAACATGAACCACACAGCATCGCGTGTCAGAGTGGGGCAGGATGACATTTTGTCGGGGACGGTAGTAAACTGTCCCCTATCGCCAAAAGTCGCACCAGGCCCAAAGCGCCCGTCCATTAAATCCGGACAGGACCCCAGGATAGAGGCTACTATTTTTCGGACCCGCAGCAGAAAGCTGTAGATCCCCTCTTCGTCGGGGGCATAAGCCTTACCGTACATAAAGGGTAGTAGTCTCTGATTAGTGCGGAAGCACTCTTTCTCCGCAACCCAGAAATTCTCCAACGCTTTGGCCTTACGGTCAAAGGTAGTCGGAAGATCCTGGCATTTCCGAAGAAATGCAACGCATTGGGCATCAGCCCAATACGCAAGAGCAGAGTTGTAGTGCTTCGGGTTGACTTGCATGGAAGCAAGATCATCCCATAGCCCGTATCTTACGCGTATTGCTACGCCAAGGGTCACAGGGCTGGCGAGATCTTCACACATTGTGAGGATCACTTCCTCCACGTCACGTGGAAGGGAGTAGGGCATGGCGTCTCCTAATCGGTCAATAGGAGAATGGTCACGAAGGAGCGTAACCGGTCTTGAACGAGTCCTTGACCAGAGTGGTCACGAACAAGTTCATCGCCTGGCTCACCGCTTCATTCACATCGACGGTTGCCATCCCAAGAGGAATGACACCGGAAATGGAAATGATCGCCTTATCAGCGACCATAACCTTGCCATCGGACCCAGTGACCGTGGTCGGATAGACCAGCTGACCCTCCAGACGCCGAGCAGACCCAGTTCCGTTATTACGAGACTGAAGCTGCAAGGTCGGCTGATGGGCAGCGGCCGTGCCGACCGCGGTATTGCGCCAAAGCGCAGGCGTTTTATCGCCAGCACTGGGAACAACCGCGGAGTAAGTAACATCCGTGGTACCGTCG